ACTGCCGCCCGACTTGGCGCCGGTTCATCGACACGCTGGTGCTGATCGGTCGGATTCCGGAGTCGAACTATGGTGTGCAGTGGACGGCACCCAAGTTCGAGAGCGTCGATCCGCTGAAGGACGCGATGGCCGAATTGAAGCGCATCCGCACTGGCACGCTCACGCTATACGAAGCGATCGCGCAGAACGGCTACGACCCCGAAAAGCAGTTGCAGGAAATCAAGCGGATAAACGATCTTCTCGACGAGTTGGAGATCACACTGGATGGCGACCCACGCAAGGTGAACGACAAGGGTGTCGAACAGCCGGGGGATGGCGGCGGCGGCGAGGCACCGCAGTCACAACCGAAGCCGAAGCCAGTAGCGAACTCGACTCAATCCGCGGAGTTCCAGTCCGCGCGCCAGTGGGACTCGCTCACGCGAATCTATCGATCGTAGTTCACAAACGACAAAAGGAGCTCTAACAAAATGCCCGAAGAGATTACGGGAACAGCGGAGGTGACTGTGCACTTCGAGCCGCCACACATCCCTGCTGAACGCCATGCGGAGGCGGCGAAGAACAAGCCCGGGGAGGGGCGCGAGTACCTTGGCGCCGCCGTGACGCCTGGGACGATCGACCGGGAGCAGCGCACCGTCGACGTGATCTGGTTCACCGGCATCGATGTTCCCCGGATGAGTTGGGAAGGCAAATACATCCGCAGGTTCGACCCTCGCGGCGTGGACCTCTCGCTGCTCAATAGCGGGGCGCCCGTTTTCGACAACCACAACACGTACACGGGATCGGAGTCGCAGAAGGGCGTGGTGGACCGGGCATGGGTCGACAAGGGGATGTACAAGGCCACCCTGCGCTTCTCGCGCCGGCCCGAAATCAATGGGCTCTGGCAGGACATCGAGGAGAAGATCGTCCAGAAGTTCTCGATGGGTGTGGAGATCCTGGCCGAGCACGAGATCAAGGCCGACGGCCAGACCACCGTGCGTCTCGCCGACAAATGGCGGCCGTTCGAGATTTCCATCGCTCCGCTGCCGGCGGACTTCGGCACCACCACGCTGTCTGCCGACCAGATGGAATCGGTCGCGCAAGCGGTCCGATTGACCGAAGAGCCTTCGGTCGACTTCAACGTAGTTGATCAACGGGCATCTGCCCAAGCTAAGGAGACACCTGTAATGGAAACCACGCAGGCTGCGGGCGAAGAGACCCGGCAGAACGAAGTAACCCTCGCCGCGGCGCGCGACGAGGCGGTGAAGGCGGAGCGGTTGCGTGCCACCAACATTCGCACGATGACCACCCCCTTCAAACTGGATGAGAAGTTCGTCACCGCGCTGATCGATGAGGGCGCGTCCGTTGAGATCGCTCGGGAGCGCATCATGACGAAGCTCGCCTCCCAGTGGGACGAGCACAAGACCAGCGCGATCAACACCTCCGTCACGATGGTGGCCGACGCGACCGACAAGCGGCGCGCGGGGATGGAAGCAGCCATTCTGTTCCGCGGCAATCCCGGCGACGCGAAGCTGCGGGATGCCGGGGCCGAGTACGCTGGCATGACCCTCATGGATGTCGCGCGGGAGTGCCTGGATGCCGTCGGCGTGAAGACGCGCGGCATGAGCCGCAACGAGGTTGCGCGGGTAGCGCTCCAGGGTCGATTCGGCGCCGAAGAGTATTTCGCCGGCGGCGGATCGATGACCACCAGCGACTTCCCCAACATCCTGGCGAACGTCGCCAACAAGACCCTGCGCCAGGCGTATGAGGCTGCGCCGCGGACGTTCACGCCGTTCTGCCGCCAGGTATCGGCGTCCGACTCCAAACCCATCAACCGGGTGCAGTTGAGCGACGTTCCGACGCTGCCCAAGGTGAACGAGCAAGGCGAGTACCACCGCACCTCGCTGACCGACAGCAAGGAGACCTACTCGCTGGCGACCTTCGGCGAGATCGTGGCGATCACCCGCAGGGTCATCGTCAACGACGATCTGCAGGCTCTGACCCGCATTCCTGCCGCACTGGGCCAGGCGGCGGCCAACCTGGAGAGCGACACGGTGTGGGCTGTGATCACCGCCAATGCGAACCTGGCAGACGGCGTTCCCCTGTTCCATGCGACCCATAGGAACCTGAACGGCACCAACGCGCTCGCATCCGGCGCCCTGGGAACGGCCCGCGCCGCGTTCCGCGTGCAGAAGGCGCCCAAGGGCACGATCCTGAACCTGCAGCCCAGGTACCTGATCGTTCCGGCCGCGCTCGAACAAACCGCCGACCAGTTGATCTACCCGATCAATCTGGCAGCCACCACGGTAAGCGGCGTCGTGCCTTCCTGGGTGCAGTCCCTCGTGAAGATCGTGGAAGGCCGCCTCGATGCGGTCGCCTCAGTCGGCTTGACGAACTGGTTCATGGCGGTCGATCCGTCCCAGATCGACACGATCGAGTACTGCTACCTCGAAGGGCAGCAGGGTGTGTACATCGAGACCCGCCAGGGCTTCGAGGTGGACGGCGTGGAGATCAAGGCGAGGCTGGACTTCGCGGCCGGCGCGATCGACTTCCGTGGCCTCTGCAAGAACACCGTCGCGTAGGGCGCGGTAAATGCGCGGGCTGGAGACGGCCCGCGCGCAGACTTCGAGAAAAAGGAGAAAAGCATATGACGAATTTTGTAATGAGCGGTAAAACGCTCACACTCGCCGCGCCCTACGACGTGTTGTCTGGGGGCGGCTTCAAGGTTGGCAACGTCTTCGCGGTGGCGTCCTACGACGCGCTTGCCGGCGCCGAAGTGGAGGGCGTTACCAAGGGCGTTTTCGATGCCACGAAAGACGCCAGCGTCTTCGCCGTGGGCGATCTCGTCTACTGGGACGACTCGACCAAGAAGGCGACGTCCACAGTTGGCGGCAATCTGCTGATCGGCGCCGCCGTGCTCGCCGCGTTGACGGGCGGCGCCACGGTGCGAGTGAACCTGTTCGGCGTGCCCGGATTCTCGGGGCAGGTGAACGGTGTCAAGGTCGCGCATGCGTACTATGACTACGCGGTCGACGGTGGAGCCACCTGCACTCCGGCCAACAGCGACACCATCCCGGACAACGCGGTCGTGTTCGGCGGCGCGGTGAACTCCATTGTCGCGCCCACCGCCTCTGGATCCGCGACCGTCTCGATCGGAACTGCCGCGGGTTCCGCTGCCGACTCCATCTTGACCGCTACTGCCAAGGCGTCGCTGACCATCGACAAGGTGACTGTGCCCACGGCCGTCGCGACCCCGTTCAAGATGACGGCGGCCGGCAAGATCAACCTCACTATCGCGACCGGTCCTCTGACCGCCGGCGTGATCGAGGTCTGGGTGCTCTACACGCTGGCGTCGGCGTAATCCCATGGCGGCGTGGGCTCAACAATCCGGTTTGGCGAACGCGGCTCTCCTGGCCGCGTTCGGCCAACCGGTCTCCTACCAACCGGGTGCCGGTGATGCTTTCACAATCACCGGCATTTTCGACAAGACCACCGACGAGGAGCAGCACGCAGGCGATGTCTACGCCCACTTGTTCGTGAACCTGTCCGATTTTGCGGTGCCACCTGATCGCGCTGATGAGGTCACCATCGACGGCGCACTCTACACCGTTTTCGAGGTGATGAATGATTCCGCCGTCGGTTGCCTGCTTTCCCTGCGAGAGAAGGTCTGATGGCCTCGGTGCGGGTCTTCCAAAAGAAACAGATCCGTCTCGACCGGCTGAACTTCCGGCAGTCCCAGATGTTCAAGCTCGGGAACGTCGGCGTCGCGGCGGTGAAGAATCGCCTGGCGGCCGCACAGGGACCCGGCGACAGCCCGGCGAAGCCGCTTACCAAGCGATATGCGATCCAGAAGTCGAAACTTCACAAGGGCAACCGGCGCAACCTGACGTTGAGCGGCGACATGCTGCGCAATTTCCTGGTGCGTACGGTCGCAGAGAACAAATCCAAAGCGAGCAACTCAACGCGGAAGTACCGCTTGAAAGCGTGGCTCATGCAGAAGATCGAACCGTGGGTCGTCTTCTCTCCGAAGAACAAGGCAGCCGTGGTGGAAGCGACGCAGCGGGTCCTTCGCGAAGCGGCACCGCGGCTCCTGCTCCAGAAGTATTTTGGCGGTAAGCAACTATGATCGATCCATCAGAAATCGTCGACGCACTGATTACGCTGCTGCGCGACATCCCTGATCTCGTCATCGAGATGGGCGGCGATCCGGAGCGGATCTACGCATACCACGACCAGTACCCGAAGAAGTCGAGCCTCGCGCAGGCCATTCACCAGATGCCGGCGCCGGGAATCATGGCCGCCTGGCAGGGAACCGCGCCCGGCAGCTTCGGCGGCGTCGACGTGTGGAAACACCATGTCACGTCGTTCCTGCGCGCGCCGGAGACCTTCGCCGGCGACCCGCCCACTGCTTACTACCGTCTGTTCCGGCTGATCACCAAGGGCGTTCCGACGGCGGCCGGCGTGCCGATGATCAACGCCACCGTCCACTCCTCCTGCTATCCAATGGACCTGCCCACGATTCAGCGGCAGACCGATGCCGAGGGGTTGGACTATTTCGAAGTGCAGATGTCGTTTACGGAGGTGGGAGATGACTGAGAAGCAGACCGTGTGGCTGGCGCCGCCCTACGGTGGCGAGCCGCAGGAAGTCGAAGCGATTCCGGAAAAGTTGATTCCGATGATGGTTGCCGGCTGGTCCCAGTGTGGGCCTCCGGAGAACCAACAAGAGGAGAGTGTCTAATGTCCACCACTCGCATGCAGGAGATTCTGATCGGGTTCGGAATGAAGAAGCAAGCCGGCATCGCGACGGCGAACATCGTCGGCGATCTCTGGCGCATGAATAAGGTGAACGCTTCGCTCGCCAACCCGAAACTCAACACCGAGAATGACGCCGAAGAATTCGGCAAGGGCCACGAGTTTGTCACGCAGACGTTCAAGACGTCCTGGGACGTGAACGGCACGCTCGAAAAGTACCTTGGCGCCGAGATCGCGGCCTGGGCCATGGCCTACGGCCTGGGCAAGGTCGTGAAGTCGGGCACGACGCCTAACTGGGTCTACACCTGCACGCCGCTGTTCCCCGCGGCTGGCGACGCGACCGAACTACCGTACTTCTCCTTCATCGAACAGATCCGCCCCGGTGTCGGCTCGGTCATCGACCGCATGGCGGTGGGCTGCGCGGTCGAGGGTTGGACGA